GATAATTTAAATGGACCGCACACCACGAAGAGGACCGCTACCGGGGTTCAAGAAGACTGTTCCGATGATGCCTGAGCGCGTTTTGAAAATGCACGAGCTCCGACGAGAAGGCAAAACGCTGAGGCAGATTGCGGCGATTTTCGGAGTAACCCCGGCGGGGGTGGCACATAACTTACATCGTTGGGCTGATTGGGCAGAGGTAAATAAATGCTCGTAATAATAGACACCGAGACAACCGGACTTGATCCGGAAACGGATCGCGTCGTAGAGCTTGCGGCAGTCCGGTTGGAAAAAGTCAATGACGTTTGGTCGGTTGTTTCTGAGCGGTCTTGTCTTGTGAACCCCGGCAGACCTATTCCGGCGGCTGCTTCTGCGGTTCACCATCTCACAGACGTAGATGTAGTTAACGCTCGAAATTTAGATGAAGCTATCGAGTACGTAGGTATCCAAGAGAAAGATGTGTTAGCGGCTCACAATTCAGATTTTGATAAGTCGATGCTACCTACGCTTGGCAACCGTCCGTGGATTTGTACGTGGAAAGTAGCAAACAAGGTAATCACAGACGCACCGAGCTACGGTAATCAGGTCCTTAGATACCATTTAGATTTAAAGGTCGAGGGCGGTCAGGGTCGCGATGGGCAGCCGCATTCAGCGCTATATGATGCGCGTACAACAGCTCAGCTCATGCTACGTCTTCTTACTGAGAAAACTGCGAAAGAGATGGTTGAGATCACGCAAGAGCCCGTTCTTCTCAAGAGAATACCCTTCGGGAAACACCGGGGGCTTCCGTTTACAGAGGTGCCCCGAGACTATTTAGCCTGGCTGAAGGGGCGACCTGATCTCGATCGCGACCTAAAGCATACGTTGGAGCACCACACTTGAGTACTGATGGGGGATTGTATTCTCTTTTTAAAAAACAAACACCAGACTGGATGTGGTCGCGTTTGGAAACGGGGGCTGTTTGCCCGGGAATTCCGGATTCATTGTTTGTTGCGCCGGGCGGGACGATGGGTCTTGTGGAGTTTAAACAATGTTCGGGCTGGCGCGTTCGATTCCAGCCGTTGCAGATACCATTCATTCATCGGGTATCGCGCTTGGGTGGACGCGTATTTATCGCGGTTAGGCGGAAAAAAGACGAGCTCTACCTTATTCCAGGAGTGGATGTGTTAGAGCTCGAGGAAAAGGGCGTAAAGAATTTTGTTCCGATAGCCGGAGTTGGTTCTCGGAACTGGGACTGGAACGAAGTTGAACAGAGACTTTTAGGGAGCACAGACAGTGACGCAGCAGCTTAAAACTATTGTTGAGCGGATTGAAAAGCTCGAGGAGGAGAAGGCGGCGATCTCCGCGGATATCAAGGACGTTTATAAAGAAGCAGAGGGCAATGGGTTTGATAAGAAGGCGTTGAAGACTGTGATTGCTCTACGCAAGAAGGACGCTAAAAAGCGTGTAGAGGAGCAGGCAGTCTTAGAGACTTACATGGCTGCGCTCGGGATGCAGGGCGGTGAAAAGCTCGTTTAACGAACGTTAATATAAGGTTAGACTGAAGCAAAGTGGACTATTGCTCAGCAATTTGGAGGCAATTTGTGGTATTCAAGAAGGGACAATCGGGGAACCCCACTGGTTTGCCTCAGAAACCTGAGACGATTGAAAAGCGTCGAATAGCCAAAGATATCCGTGACTTGTGCAGAAGTCACACACTTGATGCGGTTAATGCGCTAATCGACGTATTGAATTCAAAGAGTTCACCGCCTGCTGCACGAGTGGCGGCGGCGAATTCTATTTTGGACAGAGGCTGGGGCAAGGCGCAGATTGAGGTAAACGCTACAGTTACGGCTTACGATAAAATGAGTGACATTGAGTTGGTGAAGCTTATCACTGGTAACGTTATTGAGGGCGAGGTTTTAAAGATTATCGAGGAGGCGGAGAGCGACGAGAGTTATGCGGACGAATTATTGGAGGATGACGAGGAGTGAGCGTCCATTTTGATTTAGACGTTAGAGAATTATTAAAGCTTCCGCGAGAGGAGTTGATCAGCCGCGCGAAAGCCAAGGTCGAGCTTGATCTTCGGAAAAGTAAACGTAGATGTGCTGCGTCACTAACCCATTTTATTAAAGAAGCGTGGCATGTGGTTGAGCCAAGCAACCCGTATGTTGACGGGTGGCATATTAAAGCTGTCGCAATGCACCTCCATGCAATCGAGGACGGCGATATAAACCGGCTCCTTATTAACATTCCCCCAGGAATGATGAAGAGTCTTTTGACGTCAGTATTTTTCCCAGCTTGGATTTGGGGACCGAGAGGGAAGCCAGCGACAAGATTCCTTTGCACTGCGCACAATCAGAATCTCGCGATTCGTGATTCTTTAAAAATGCGACGTCTTGTTACTTCCGATTGGTACAAGCAGCGTTGGGGTGACACTGTAAAAATAACTTCAGACCAGTCGGCTAAAACCAAATTCGAAAATACAGCGACAGGCTTCCGGGAAGCGGTTGCGTTTGAAAGCATGACGGGTTCTAGAGGCGACATAATTATCTTAGACGATCCGCACTCAGTTGATAGTGCGATTTCAGATGCGCAACGAGAGTCTACGATTACGACATTTAGAGAAGCGTTACCCACGCGTCTCAATAACCCGGAGAAGTCGTCTATTATTGTTATCATGCAGCGGCTTCATGAAAAAGACGTAAGCGGCGTCATTCTTGACGAAGGGTTGCCATATTGTCATTTGATGCTGCCGCAAGAGTTTGATCCAAATCGTCGCTGTGAAACAGAAATAGGCTTTGTAGACCCGCGAAAAGAAGAAGGGGAACTGCTCTTTCCGGGGCGATTCCCAAGAGAAGTCGTCGAGAGGGACAAGCAGGTACTGGGGCCTTACGGTTATGCGGGCCAATTCCAACAGTCCCCGAGCCCGCGTGGCGGTGGAATTGTAAAACGCGATTGGTGGGTTCTTTATGACGACGCTGAGGCACAGGCTCAAGGCATTCCGGGCGCGCACAAGTATCCGCCGATGGATTACATCGTGGCGTCACTTGATCCGGCGTATACAACAAAGCAGGAGAACGACCCGAGCGGATTCACAATTTGGGGCGTGTGGCAAAAGGGCGGACAGAGCGCGCGACGTATCCTGAGTCGAACCGGAGACGTGTCAGACGTACTAGACGATCGGGACACTGTCACAGCCGTTATGCTAATGTATGCCTGGGCCAAGAGACTTCCGATAAACGGCCCAGACATTTTCCGAGAACCCGGAGAAACTGAGCACGCATTTAAGCTGCGTGAGCGGGAAAGTTGGGGACTTGTCCAGTGGGTTATAGACAGCTGCAATCGTTACAATGTTAATAAGCTACTTGTCGAGGCGAAGGGACCAGGTCTCAGTGTCGCTCAGGAAATTAAGCGTTTGAATCGGACCGCTTCTTGGGACGTCACGCTTATAAACCCTGGTTCGGCGGATAAAGTTGCGCGTGCTTATTCGGTTCAGCCCACGTTCAGTAGCGGAATGGTTTATGCCCCCGATAAGAGTTGGGCCGATCAGGTGATTACGGAGTGGGAGTCGTTCCCGAAGGGCGCGCATGACGATTTGGTCGACTCTTCTGTACAGGCAATCAGTTTTCTCCGCGAACGCAACCTGTTGCGCCGCCCCGAAGAGATAGCCGCCGAAATTAGAGATCAGGCGGCACACAAGCGCCCCTCTCGAGTTCTTTACGAGGTTTAACCTTGACATTTCACAGCGCAGCGGGCTAAGGTTGCGCCGTAATCCCGCCGGCTTAGCTCAGTTGGTAGCAGCAGCTGTTTTGTAAACAGCAGGTCATCCGTTCGAATCGGATAGTCGGCTCCACTTTACCTACTGAAATTTTTACGTTATACTTTCTTGTTATTTTATCGACCGGAGCCTCCAGCATGAAAACGCTCGCGGAAGCCGAAGCGCGGCTGGAGTTCATTTGCAACCGAACTCGCTCTATTTTCAATGAGCTGCGGGAAAGATCTACCGAGCCCGAAGTTGTAATCTCCCTGTCGAATGAACTCGAACAACTGGTTCTTGAGGGTGGCGCGCTTCATCTAAGCCTGACCGCTGCCTATGAAGCCTCGGAACAATTGTTTAACGAGAAATTCCACGGGCCGCACTGACAGGAACCACGATGGACGATTTTCGCTTTATCCAACAACCCGAAGATCAGGCTCCGGCCCCGCCGGGTTCTGAAACCGTTGACCTCGGTGATCTCGGGAAGGTAAAGCCTGACGCCCTCGTAATCGATCTACCCGACGGCGCCGTTACGATTAATTTTGGCGGCCTCGGCGTTGTCCCACCGGACGAGTCAAGCGACCACGACGCAAACCTCGCGATGTATCTTGACTCAGGCACACTCGGCGGAATCTCCGACGACCTTTTGCGCCTGATTACAGACGACATTACGCGACAGGAGCAGCGACTTCAAGACGTCGTAAAGGGAATCGAACTACTCGGCATCAAGCTCGAGGAACCGCGCACAGAGCCGAACGAAGAAGGCATTTCGGTTATTCGGCACCCGCTTTTGCTCGAAGCTGTGCTTCGCTTCCAGGCGAACGCGCGCGGCGAGCTCTTACCGGCGGACGGCCCGGTCAAAGTGTCGAACGAGGGCGATGGGACGCTACAGCTTGATCAACAGGCGATGCAGCTCCAGCAGGACTTCAACCACTATTTGACGACAGGTGCGCCGGAATACTACCCCGACACTGACCGCATGTTCTTCTCGCTTGGACACGGCGGCGAGGCCTACAAAAAAGTCTATTGG